GGCAGCGCTGATGGCCGTTCAGGTTCAAGCCACCTACAAGCTCACCGGCTGGAACGCACCCCAGCTCAAGTTGCGCGTGGCCAACATCATGACGGCCTACGGCAGGGCCATTGACCAGCAACTCAAAGAGGAAATCCAGCTGGTCCAGTTCCCATGGCCGGGCACCACCTACCGAAAAAACGGCACCATCGAAGGCAGCCCTCGCGACATCGTGGACACCGGGGCATTCCTGCGCAGCCAGCGCCGTGAGCGCATTGATGCCACCACCCTCAAGTTCACTTGGGGCAACAGTGGCGTCAACTATGCCGGCTACATCCTTGAGGGCATCCCCAGCAGAAACTACCCAGCCCGCGACTGGATCAAGCCAGCCCTGACCAACCTGCCCTTGGACGGGTTCTTTAAGGCTGAATGGTCACGTCTTGCCGGTCGGGCGCTGTAGCCAAAGAAAAAGCGGCAGGCCCACCACCTGCCGCTCCATCTTCCACGCCTTAGTTTGCTCAGCTGACGGTGGCCACAGTCAGCACGCAAGCAGTGTCGCCACTGCCCAGCACCGCTGGGTCGCTGATGGTCAGCACATCGCCCACCTTGTAACCCTGGCCGCCGGCCACGATGGTGGCAGTTTGGATGACGCCAGAACCGTTGACGGTGATCGTCACGGTGCCGTTCTTGCCACTGCCGTTGCCTTGGGCAGGGCTGGTCGAAACCAGTGCCACACCTGTGCCAGCAGTCAGGCCCAAGCCGCCATCGGTGATGGTCAAGGTGGCCACCGGGTCGCCTTGGCGGTAGTTCTTGGGTGCGCCGTAGCCCAGCAGGTCAAAGCTGACGCTGGCCACCGAGCCAGCTTCCAAGCTCTCAGACCAGTTGGACACGAACGCCACACCGGCATCGACCTGGGGGTTGTCGTTGCTGGTGCCCACCAGCGGCAGCTCCCGGTACCACTGGATTGCCACGTTGTTGGCCGAGGTCTGGGCCGCACGCTTAAGCGTCAGGTAACCCTCGGAGGTCGGGTCGAGGTTGAGGGCGCAACTGATGTTGTAGCTGTTGCCGGTGACCAGCTGGCTAGAGAAGCCAAAGTCGGTCGAGTAGTCCAGCACCGTTTGAGTGTCAGAGCTGACCGAAATAGAAGTGTTGGTCAGAGACAGCACCTCGGTCATGGTGCTGCTGGTGGTTGGAGCTGAGCTGGCCGTGGTGCCCAGCTTCACCCAGAAGCGGACATCGAGACTAGCGAAATAGGTGCCCGCCATTGATCCTGTGGAGGTTTGTTTTAGGTTGCCGCCATTGCCAACTCTTCTTGCCGCTCAAGCCAATCCATCGGCGTTGGATAGTGCGAGCAGTGCAGATCAAACCCTTTGACATCGTGAGCGATGCCTGCGGTGGCCACTAGAGCCTCTTTGAGCTGCTCACGATCACAACCCAGCTCGGCGCAGATGGCATCAGGTGCCATGCCTTGATCCACCAGCTTGCGGGCTGCATTACCCAGCTCGCGCACCTTATGCGGGGCCTTGATGCCCCAGTTGCTGCTGCGCAGATAGTGCAAGCACTCACCTAGGGCAAAACTCCACAAAATGGTGCTGAGTTTGCCCCGCTCTGGCTTCCAGGCGCGGAACGCTTTGATGGCCGCAAAGTCCACGCAGCTATTGATGTCCTCGGTGGCCATGCAATACCCGTACTTACGGGTCAGCTTGTTGGCAAAGAACTTGACTAGGCCAATGTTCTCGGCGTAGAGCTTGCCAAACGCTCGCTGCTCTTCGCGGGTCAGTGGTGTAGCAAGGTGATCTTCGGTCCGCAGCTTTTCTTCTGGCAGCCCTAATGCTGTCAGTAGGGAGAGCTGATCGCGGGAACGTTTAGCCACCCAACCATCCTAACTCCGCAACACTGAGATTTGGCCAACAGATGTTTTGGGGCCCGATAGGCACAAGCAACCAAGAACACCAACCAAATGGGGCAGCACTGTTAAGGCGTTCTGAACCACAGGAGCGCCACCATCGCGGAAGTCCACGCTGAGCACGTCCACGCGGGCACTCTTGAGGTCGGCGTTGGGGATGCCAGGTATCAGCTCAGCGAGGCCCGCATTAGCCGGCTTGAGCAGCGTTGAATCATTGAGCAGCGCATCGGCCAGATCAAACGTGGCGTATTTGATCTCGTCAGGGATGACGTTGTTGGCGTAGTCCTTCTCGCCGCAGGTGGCCTCTTCACGGGGCCAGAGCAGGGCTTGCGTAGTGGATGCCTTGCTGCCTACCCACTCAAGCTGATCTAGCGAGCGCGTAGCTGCAATGAGCGCCTTGCCTTTGTCATCGGTAGTTGCCGTGCCCCACTTAAGGGTGGTCAGCATGGTGGCTGCGATGGAATCAGCAGCAGCAACCGACAGGTAGCTGTTGGCATCCGATGCTCCAACAGTGGCAGTGACGGTGACAGGCATGGGACAACAGCGCTAGGACTAGTTTGCTCAGCGCTTAGCGCTCCACTGCTTGACGGCCTTGTCAAAGCTGATTTTGCCGCTCACCAGCTGATTTCCGAGCCGCACGCCAAAGATGTCGCGGGCCGTCTCGGGGTTGTCCTTGACCCAGTTCTTGGCCGCACGCTTGAAGCTGACGGTCTGCTCACCGCTGTCACCTTCTGCGGGCCGCTTGGTGGCCACTGGATCACCGCTGGGCCCTGTCATGTCCTCGTCGCGCCACTTGGCTGGCACGAGGAAACAACGGCACTGCGGGTGCGGGCTGACCTTGCGGTAGCTGGTGTCAAACCGCTTGCCATCAAGCCCAATGCAGATTGGGCACACCGCTGAATCCAGCACTGCCGTCCAGACCAAACCCTGTTCCCCTAGCCAGTCAGGGTCCGTCTCAAACTCGTAAATGGCCTGCTGGGCTGCATTGCCCACCTCATGCACGCCCGTGCGGATGATGGCCTCTACGTTATTTTCTACGCGCCGGACCACCGCATCCTCAAAGGTACTGATCACCTCGCCGCCCACATCTGACAGCCCCAGCCGGATGTAGCGCTCTACTCGGTCGGCCACCTGAGCAGGCAGCGTTGCGGTCAATGTGTCGGCCAAGGTTTTGCCATTGACGACGGCGTTGTTGACCACCTGGCGCACCTGAACGCTGGCTGCACCTTCAGCGGTGAGCGTGCCGCCTGCCGCCTCAACCATTTGCCGGGCAAAGGTCAACTGCTGCTCAACGAACGGAGTCAAGGCTTCCTGCAGCGTCGCCAACACCGGCACACCCCAGGTCTGCTGCACGCTGCGGGCCACCGCATTGACTACAGCGCGGATCGTGTTTTCTCGATTGGGGCCCAGCGCCAACGTGCCGGACTGGGCCACGATGCGCTCCACTGCGGCCATGGTGGTGCGCAGTTCGCGGAGCGCTTGCCGGATCAGGCGGTCCTCAACGGCTTTAGACCGCAAGGCATTGCGCAGAAACAGTTCGATCTCGTCAGAGATGGCCATCAGCGGCCTTGGCCTCGGTACGGCTTTTTACCGGCCTTTGCCCGACTGCCACGACCTGACCCTTGGGTGGTCTTGTGGTGGACGGGCTCTTTGCGGATGGTGCCGTTGAGGCCAGCTTTTGCCTTGACGGCCATGGGCAGCAGACGCGCCTACTAGGTTTCCCCTAGAGCACCGGCACGACGTATTCCGTTGTGGTGCCTGCGTAGTGCTTCCAGATGACCTCGCTGGAATTGCCTGCCCATGCCGATGCCTGAGCTACTGGGATGCCAGCTTCTAACCAGCGGCTAATGGCCACATGGCGCAGGTCGTAAGGGCGATACCTGGCTTTGACGAGGCCCGCGTTGTGCAGCTCGTCCACCCGCTTGCGGAAGAAGCTCTGGAAGGCGTAGCGGTTCCACGGGAAGATGTACCTACCCTCGCGGGGCTGAGCTTCAATCAGCTCTCTAGCTCTGGCGTTCAAGGGCACCCACCGTTTCTTGTTGGTCTTGGTGCTGTCCTTGTGGCCGTGGGTCAGCGTGTAGTTGCTATGGACCAGGATGCGGTCGCCATCTAAGTCATCCCAGCTCAGGGCGCGCACCTCCCCGGTTCGCATCGCGGTCTGCAGCATCACCTCGGCAAACGTGGCCCAGTTGACCGCAGAGTGATGGCGCTTGGATTCCAAGGCGATCAGCACCAGCGGGATCTCGTCGCGGGGAATCACGGTGACTTCGTGGTCCTGCTGCGGCGCCTTGGGCACGCGGAAGTTTGCAACCGGGTTGCGCTCCAGCAGGCCAACGTCCTCGGCAGCAGCCCAGCGGTACATGGACCGCACGAACATGGTCACGCGCCTGGCGGCTTTAACCGGCTCCTGCTGGAGCACCCAGAGCAGCACCTGACGGCCTTGGCTGAGATCCTGCACGGGGCAGCGGCCCAGCCATTTAGTGACTTGGGCGTAATCAGTGCAGAGGCTGGTGGGCGAGAGCGAGATGCTGCGCTCTTGCAAGAACATGCCCCACGCATTGTGAAGCGTCGGCAGGGCAGGGCCTGCCAGATAGGCTTGAGCCATCGGGTCCAGTAACAGTGGATTCGGTCGCGGGCCGGGAGCTGCAACTCGCCGGTCCACCTCATTGATAGCACGGACCGCGCTGGCTAGTGGTGGTCTCTACAAGGGTTGGGAATAGTGTTGCCGGGGGATGGATAGCGCCGAATACGCCCCCTGCTTTTCTCCATTGGAGTGTTGTATGGCTTTCGGGCCGCCAAAGCGGCCATCAGGCTCCCCGGCGGCAGATCAACCTCT